GTCGGCCCACGGGGATGTGTCGGACCCAACGCGCCGACCAGGGCGCCCCCATAGCGCGACTGGCGTGGGATCGTCGCCGACAAGGGGCGTGAACTCCCACAGCCGGTAGCACCGGTCAAGCCAGCGCTGAGCTTTGCCCTGGGTCTCCCAGCGGAGGACACGGCCGTCGCCCAGCGAACACCAGTCGTTGAGCCTCATGTCACGGATGCCGTACGTGCGCATGGTGACGAGCTGGACCTCATACCGCTCTTGGATCATGAGTGCCGCCCGCAGGCTGCGAGCCATTCCCGCGCGCCCTTGCCGTTGCGGAACGTCAGCCGCTTTAGGGTGCCGCTTGCGTCGGGCAGCGAGCAGAAAGCTCCGCCCATGAGTTCGTCGGCGATGACGTAGGGGCGTAGTAGGTCGGCGGCAGGGTCGATGGTGACCCGGTATCGCGCCGCTTGCGCTGTGCTCAGTGCGTTCATAGACACCAGAGTTTCACGGTGATCGGGCCAGCGGTAGATGCCCACGAGCCCCCACTCTCTTGGGTTGCTGTGACGCCGTCCGTGAGTAGGGAGTGCCGCAGCGGCCCCCAGTAGGCCGTCAGGACGCGCGCGAGCGTCTCGGGGTCCTCCGACCCGTACGTGCACCTGATAGCGGCTGTGAGGGCGTCTGAGACCGCCTGTACGTCCTTCGCCACGCCTTCGCTGTCCTGGCAGGTGCCGCCGCCCAGCGCGTGTCCGGCGATTCGCCATGTGTAACCAATGCTGCTCATCAGTTCAGCCTAGGCCGGAACTTCTGACGCTCGATGAACCGCCCTGTGATGTCGTAATACGCCTGCGCGGCCGTGCGCCACGTGTTCCACGGTTCGTCGGCGGTCGGTGTGTACGCGTGCTCACGCTGGCGCCATTCCCACTCGTCCCGCGCGAGTACCAGGCCCGTAACTCGGCCACGAGCAAGCACGATGAACCGTGATGCCTCTCTGGGTGCCACCAGGCGCGCCATGGTGGTCGCGTAGGCCCGTACGAGGGCGGAGGCTTCTCGGGCGCTGTAGGCGTAGTCATGGGCCAGCGCGCCAGGCCAGCGCGGGTGTTCAGCCCATGCCCATGAGCCGTGGCCCAGCGGTCCGGGTACGAAAAAGTACAGATCCGCTGTGGGGGTCGGCTCTATAAAGGGCATGATCACTAACCAGACGAAACGGACAGAGGCGTTAAGGAAGCGTAAACGCTCCGGACTTCAACATTCCGCTTCCGCTGACACTTTTGCAAAGTCTGTACACAGCACGCACATAGCATGGCGGTAATTAATTGAGTCAAGCAACCTACTTGAGGGCAAAAGAAAGGGCCCCCGAAGGGGCCTCATTCTCAGTTCTCGTAATGCATCTTCACTCGCTCGTCCGGCCGGTAGAGACTGCCACCGTGGCCGATCGGCAGGAACACCCACCCCGGCTCGCTGGCCTCCGCATCGCCGCCAACCTGAAAGAGCATGGTTCCTATCTCGACCCAGTCTCCGCGCTTCACGTTCTTCGCTGCCTTGGTCTTCGGTCGCTGCGTCATGTCCTACTCTCCGTCCGCATCGATTTCGCCATCCTCGCGCCGCCACGCGCTTACCTTGTCCGCCATGCTTGCCCAAAACCAGCGAGCCGTGTCTTCCTGCATGCGGATGACTACCTCACCCCGGACCCGGTCTACCGCCTCAATGTCGACGGACCGATCGGCGTAGAAACGAACATTCCCGATTGACAGGATGTCGAACTTGATTTGCGGCACGTTACTTCCCCTTACGGACGCTGGCCATACTGGACTGGAAACTACGCTTGCGCTCATCTTCGGGCATCATATCAAATTCGCTCTCCAGCGCTGCCCGCAGGAAATCGGCTGCGTAGTGCGGCACGCGAAGTACCTTGCGTACATTCCCGGTGGTCTGCACTTCGAGGCACATGACGAAGTTGCCATCCTCGCCCGTCTCGGTCGTGACAGCGACCACGCGCTTGATGTTCTCGGTGTGTACGAACATGGTTCCCTCCCTGCGCCCGGGGCCAGACTCGCGACCCTGGGCGCTTACGGTGCGGCTAGTGCTTGTTCGCCCGGAGAATGCTGGGCAGCGTCTGCGCTTCGCGGTACGGGATACCCAGAAGGGTCGCTGCGTCTATGAACAACTTCTGTCGGGACCGCATGCGGCTGCCGTACGTGCCAGCGAAGCCAGTGTTCGGATGCGGCGCAGGCTTGCGGAGCTCGTGCGCCATCTCCCACGGGATTACGTGCGTGCCGCTGGATACGGTCACCGTGTTCTCAGCGTCCATCTTCGCGCGGACGGCCAGCGCAATCTGGCGCACACGTTCGAAGGTGGGGTCCGCCTCCCGGAAGACTCGCCAGCAGTACGCATCCGCGTGAGCCATGCGCTCGGTGAGGTACTGCGGGGTTGTGTACAGGGTGGCGTCGCCGTCCCGGACCTCTGACCAGAACTTCGTACCGGTGGTGGAAGTGACTACGTTCATCGTGTCCGCCCCTTCGTTGTTGTTGTGTGCCCAACCTAGGGGCATGCGGAGCGCTCGCGCAACCCACCTACGGAAATCCGTATGTGACCCAGCGCACAGAAAAACCCCCCGGCCGCTCTGACCAGGGGGTTTCTCTGCGCTGTGTGCCTACCGCCTGCGGAAAGTCTTGCCCAGCGACACGCGCGGGCGGGCAGGCTTGCGAGGTGTGATCACGTGGTGCGTCACGTGGTGGTGCACTGTCGTGGTGCAGTCACCTGTGTTATACGGGTCGGCCCCGCACGCGCTGAGTACCAGCACAGCGGGAATGGCGAGTAGGACGAGCTTACGCAATTTCGAAACTCCGTTATCCGTTGCCCAGCGCGATATCAAACGCGTTGGAAACCTGCGGGTGGATTACCAGGAAGCGGCCTCCCTGGATATGCAACCTGTCGCCCTCTATGTAGACCTGAATGTGTTCGTCCCAGCGCTTGCTAGGCCAGCGGAATTCAACCCGCGCGTTATTCGGTAGCGGCTGGTTCGTCCCGTCGCCGTAGTTCAGCACGAACGTATTCGTCTGCCCGACTTCTCCGCGCAACTCTTCGTTGAGTAGCTGCGCGTCCAACACCTTTCGGCGAAGGCTCTGCAATTCTTCCTGCGCCCACTTGGGCAAGCGCTCTTCACGCGGGTCGCTCACTGCTGCGCCTCCGGAATTCCGGGCTCAAACGGCCCGTAGTACGCGCGGTATTGGTTATTGTGCTCCCATTCGCGCGCCTCGTCCTCGCTGTGGACCACGCCCACGGCCCGCTCGTCTTCGTACCAGCCTTCAGTCAGCACGTACACAGTCTCTCCACCCTATGAGTGATGCGGAGCACATACGGATATCCGTATGTGCTCACACTTCAGAAGTCGTTACCTGCGAGGAACTCAGCCAGCCGCAGCACGTCATCGGCGGACGCCTCTCCGACTAGGCCAGCCTGCCGAAGCAGCGCCGTAGCCACCCGATACACATCAGCCCGATCAGCTACTCCGCCGGTGGGGGTTGGATCGTTCAGCGAAGCATCTACGCGCGCCATCAGACACGGCCCTGAAACAGCTTGCGCACCAACGCGTTCGCGTCGACATACCCCAGGGTGACCGTGCTGATGGTCGCTCCCTGCGGGTTGCGGGTCTCAAACTCCGTGCCGCCTTCGGCCTTACGGGTGATCACGCTGTACCCGTTGCGCAGGTTGTACGTCATGAGAATCTCTCCTTTTCTCGGTCCGTGCTGGGGTACTAGCGAGTCGGTTACCAGGGCTGCGCCAACCACTCCGCAAGGGTGAGCGCAGCCTTCGAAAGGTTGCAGTCGGCGCACGCAGGGACCACGTTCGACAAGATGTCTCGGCCCCCGCGCGACAGTGGCTGTATGTGGTCTAGGTGCTCCGCTGGCGCCTCGCAGTACACACAGCGCCCTCCCCATCGGGCGAACACATCAGCGCGCCTGTACGGGGCCTTACGGCGTCTCCGTGTGTGCAGGTACAGCGCCGTCATGTCGCTTGCGCCACTGGGTGAGGAAATCACGGGGGTCTGCCTTGCTCGTCTGTCGGTACGCGCGTACGCGCTCTGGATTGGCTCTTCGCCACTCGCGTACGTAGCCCTTGCGTCGCTGCGCATCCATCGCGCTGTACGCCTTTACGTGGTCCTGGTTGGCCGCCCGCCACGCTGCGCTCGCTGCACCGGTGCAGTCCCGGCAACGTGCTCTGCGTCCATCGCGCGTACGAGCTTCCTTACCGAAGGCGGAGAGGGGCTTGACCTCTCCGCACTTCCGGCATTGCTTCGCACTCACTTGCGCCCGGCAGGCTTGCGCATCTCAGCGGCTGCGTCGGCCCACGCGGTCGCCTCTTCGAGGTTGCGCGCCACCATGGCTATGTAGTGCTTCGCGAACGACACGCGACCCGTCGAGCGCTGTTTCTTCACGGTGCCGGACGTCGTGTTGATGTACGCCGCGAGCCCCTCGACGTCGCACCCATCGCCCCACCCGAAATCTTCGGCGCCGTTGATGCCGAAGGAGTGAGCCAGAATGGCGCGCTGCTGAGCACTGATCTTGTCGAGCGCAGCGCGAACCATGCCGACCCGCGCAGCCCGCTCGTCGCGCAGCTCGTCAGACACGTCCCGCAGGTCTTCGGCAAGGTCACCATCGGCGGCCGTCGACACAGCGGAGCGCAGGATGGCCATCGCGTCCAGCACGTAGCGCCGGGTCGTCGGGTCGCTGGGCACGCACACGGTGTCTTCCAGCATCTCAACCAGCGCGGGCAGATTGGCGGCGAACTCGCCCGGGGTCATGCGGCTGACACCCACGCGCGCATACCGGTTGAGCACGGCCAGCGCTTCCAGGGCGGCACCATGGCCAACCTTGGGCTGAACCTGCGGGATCTCGTCCGCCGGGGCCGCAAGCGTGTTGGCGAACGAGTAATTGTCGTCGTCGGCGAGGTTGGAAGGCTTGTCCATCGACACGTTGCCCATGAACGCGATACGCGCAGCCTGCGCACGATCGGCGCTGAGTCGCAGACCCTTAGGCGGAACGGTCTGCGCAAGCTGCTCAGCCTTGTAGGGGTTGCCTTCGGCGGCGCCCAGCACCGACATGAACACCTTCACTGCGTCCTTGCCCACACCCAGGTACCGGGCGGCGCGAACCTTGTCCTTCAGGGCGTCCACCATGGACGAGTAGAGGAAACCGATCACCTGGTCTATGTCGTCCCCCGTGACGCGGGGAAGTGCCAGGAACAGAGCCTCACGAGCGTCCTGCGCAAAGTCTTCGCGGTGGTCGCCGTCCAGCCTGCGCGCTGCCTGCGACGCGAGCCGGGATATGCGCCCGTCCATGTCGGCGATGACGGCCGTGAGGGCCGCAAGGTCGTTGCGCTGGGCGGCGCGAATGTGCTCGATGGTGAGAGACATGGTGGTACTCCGTTCGTTGGTGATGCGGCTCTAGCGAGTCGGTTACCAAGGCGGAGTACGGCCGGATTTGCGCAGCTCAAAGCACGTGAGGGCAGCGCGGGGAACCAGACGACTCCCACTTGGTGGGGTGTCTGCGTGGACGAGTGTCCGGCCGGATCACTCGTCGTTGCTGGGTGAACTCAACGCCGTTTTCCGTAGGTGGTCAACGGTCTTTCCGTAGGTGATTGCCTGTTAGACCAGCTACTAGCGGCGATCGTTGTAGGGGTTTCGAAGGCGAGACCTGGGTTCCTACCTACGAATGATCGGTACACCTACTTCTGGCGCGCTAGCTTTGCTTCGATTCGCAGAGTTGATCACCAGCAAAGAAAGTTTGATCACAGGTACGACACGGACACACACCGTTACCAGTGCATGCCCGTGCCTCGCGCTACGCGTTCGTAACTTAGAAATCGGCGCCGTACAGGCTGCCCCAGGACCGCCCGCCGATCTCTGCCTCTGCCTCGATCGGGACCCCGTACAGATCGAACGTCATGCAGTCCTGGATCGTCTTCGCGTAGTCCGCTGCCTCCGCCTTCGGCACACTCGCCAAAACCTCGTCATGGATCGGCAGGCGAAGCGCGTCGAGCACGCCAGCCTCTTCGAGGTTGATCAGGCTCTGACCCAGACAGTCGCGCGCAGCGCTCTGCACCCCGTAATTCACCACGGCGTAGGTGCGATCCCGGTCCAGCGGAAGCCTTCGGCCCGTCACGGACACATGAACCATGCCAGTCTCGTACGCCTCGCGCTGCCATGCGTTGGACATGCGCCGTACCTCCGGGTAGACCCTGTCATACGCTGCCATGGCCCGGCGGACGTCGTCGATGGGTGCTCCGGTCTGGCGAGCGGTCGTGGCAGCGCCACCCCCGTAGACCTTGCTGAAAGCAATCCCCTTCGAGATCTTCCGGTGCTTCGCTGTGAAGCCTTCGCCGAACACTAGGCGCGCCGTGAAGCTGTGGAGATCCTCGCCCTTAGTGATGGCTTCTTTCATGCGCTTCACATCACCCAGCGCAGCGAGTACGCGCAGCTCGACCGCATTGAAGTCAGTGGAGACGATCACATGTCCCTCATCAGCGAGCAGCGCGCGCCGGATCATGGCATCGCCGGACGGCAGGGTTTGCAGCGCCGGACGAGTGATGGACATGCGTCCCGTGCGTGCCTGCATGCTGTTGATAAAGCTGTGCACCCTGCCCTCGGAGTCCATGGTGTCGAGGAACGTCTGGGTGTAGGCGCTGCGCCACTTGCCCGCCCGCTTGCTGCGGATGATGGCTTCGGCCAGCGGGTTAGGCCTGCGGGTACCCAGGGGCGCTCCGCTGTTCAGGTCAATGTCAGCGAAGCGATGCAAGACAGCCTTGTCGACCTTCAAGGCACCGGATGCTGTGCGCTCGTCGGGCAACCAGGTTTCACCCATGGCGCCGAGTGCCTCGCGGAGCTGCGCGGGTGCGTTGACGTTGGTTACGCCGTAGCGCTGGGCTTGCGCCTCAAACTGTGCTGCCTCTTGCGCAAGTTGGGTGTCGAGCGCCCGCGTGTACGGCACGTCAAGGACCATGCCCTTGCGCTGCATGATGGCGCAGATACGGGCTATCTCATGCTCATAGGCGATGAGCCGGGGCCGCACATCAAGCGCTGCAAGCTCACGGTCCAGCGCCACATCAAGACGAGCCGTGAGCAACACATCAAGGCCTGCATACAGGAGGTAGGTCGGGTGATCCAGCGGGATACCGGCGAAGCCTGTTGCCTTGGTCAGTTTCAGCGATCGGAACACCGCCGTGAGGTCGCCCTGTGTGTCCGGCGCCGACGGGTCGACGTAGTACGCACTGAGAGGCTTGAGGGCGGTTCCTCGCCCACCTTCCTGCGGCTGTCGCGGGTCGACCAGACCAGCTTTCAGGCGGGTGTCGATGGTGCGCGGAGCGAGCGACTCAATGCTGACGCCTGCATGGCGGTCGATGACTGCCCAGTCAAAGGGCGCGTTGTGAATCTGAAACTTCCGGCCATGGCGCAGGGCCCACCGCGCAGCAGTCACGAAGGGCCCACCCAGCTCGTACAGGATCACCCACGCTGTGCGCCGATCGCCGAACTGAATGGTGCGCAGGCGGTAACCGGGGGAGTAGATATCGAGACCCGTGGTTTCGGTATCCAGCGCGATCGGTCCCGCAGCGTTGGCGCGCATAAACCACTCTTGGAACTCGCTTAGATCCTCGCGCGTCTCGGGAACCTTGACGGTAACCGGCTCGCCTGCAATCTCGTACGGGTAGACCTTCACAGCGGAGCCTCTCTGTTCAGCACAAAGGGGCCACATACGGATATCCGTACGTGACCCCTTCGGGCATGCTTTGTGTCGCTGGTCGCCGATGGCGCCAGCCTTAGTCCTGAGCGAAGATGCCCGGACCCGTTGCCTTCGCGGGAGCGCTAGCGAGTCGGATACCGACCAGCGTGATCCCCTTGTTCGTCTTCTTTCGCGAGACCTGCCGCTCTTCCATCGCGTCGTAGAAGCTGCGGCGTGTCCAGATTTCCTTGGACGGGAGTCCCTCGGCCTCACACCACTCGCGGTAGGCGTTGTACGCGTCCGCCCCGGGCACGCTGTGCGACTCGTCCCGCTCGAATACCCCGGGGAAGAAACCGACCAGCGCGTCAGACGTTTCCCGATACTCACGGCTGGCCGCTGTGATGACCGTGGGATCCTGCAACCCGTTGGCGTACCACTCGACGGCGCCCCGGACGGCCCACGCTGCGATGCCCTGCGCCTCTGCCCGCAGCTTGCTGTCTAGGTCGTGGTCCCGCTCATGGGGCGCAAAGAAGCGCTTGAACGGGATCATCTTGACTCGGCGCCACAAGCCGTCATCCTGCCCACGAAACTTAGGCTTGTGGTTGGTGGCCAGCATCAGCAGGAAGGACGGCTTGAATTCGAAGAACTCTTGACGCAGGAAGCGGGCGCTGACCATGTCCTTACCGGTGACCCGCTTTAGTACTGCCTCGCTCATGGGTTTGCCAGACTCGCCCTCCGAAGCCATGACCAGGCGCGCACCGCGCAGCGCAGCAATATCGTTCGGAATACCGCCGGACTGCTTTTCTTCGAAAGTCGCAAAGGGAGTTGTCTTCGTTACGTTGCCGAACACGCTGGACAGCGTCTCGGTGAATACGGATTTGCCGTTGGCGCCCTTGCCCCATAGCACAGCGAAACACTGCTCGTCGGTGCAGCCGGTTACGCCGTAGCCAACAAGGCGTTGCAGATAGGACGGCATCTCAGGCATGCCAGGCATGATCTCTTCGAGGAACGCTTCCCAGCGCGGAGCTTGCGCAGCAGCGTCATAGTCCAGAGCCAGGCAGTACGTGAGCATGTCTCGCTTTGCGTGCGGCCGGAGCGTCCCGGTGCGCAGCTCGACGGTGCCGTTACGGAAGCTCAGAAGATCCGGCCGGTTGTCGAAATCCTGCACAGCCACATACACACTCGGCACACTGCGCAGCTCGGTCATGAGTGCGTCTATGCGAGTCGTCATGGTGAAACCCTTGGACTCAGCGAGCTTGCCCGCCAGTACCAGGGCAGCGCCCATGCGGTGAATCTCTTGACGTACCTTCACTTCGCTGCGCTCCCACGTGCGGCCGTTCCACACGTAGAAGCCAAGACCAGGGGCGTACTTGATGCGGCCGTCAGTCCAAGCAACCAGCGCGTGAGCGTTCATCGCGTCAGACTCGCCGTAGCGCTCGATGAGCGAAGCCAGGATGCGCCCAGCCTCCGTGCCTTGGTCACGGCTGACTATGTCGGCGCCGGTAGCTTCGTTGAGTTCCTCGCTGACAGCTTCGCGGCGTACCTCTTCGGGCTTAGCTACGGGTCGAGCAGCCTTGACGGCGTTGTGCAGCGAGCCAGCGAAGCCAGCAGGGTCAAGCGCACGCCAATCAGTAAGGTCACCCTTGCTGGGCAGCACGGCGGGAAGCGGTAGCGCATGAACGTTGATGCCGTAAGGCTTGAGGCCAGCGGCCAACTTCTGGTTGAAGTCCTGCCCGGACTTGTCTGCGTCGCCGCAGGCGATTACCTGGGTGCCTCGCACGCCTTCGGCAATCTCTGCCAGCAACTCGGGCGAGCCAGCGAGCGCGGCACCCCTAACCATGACCACGTCGTAGCCCACCGCAACCGCTGTAAGCCCGTCTCCCGGCCCCTCAGTGATGAGCGTGACCCCGTAGCCACCCTGCCCGCGAAAGACGCCGTACTGGGCCCAGCGGTGCCCCTGAGGGTTGCTCAGCGACACCCAGCGCCCCGGACACTCGCCGCTGATGTCACGCCCTTGCAACCCGCGCACCGTGCCGTCAAAGTCACACAGGGGGACAACCAGGCGCGGGTATGCCAGGTACGCGCGACTCAGGTACGGGAAGGTGGCCCCGGTCTCGTCGTCGCTGAGCCCAAGCTCAAGATCCTCGAACATGGACGGAGTGAGCCCGAACCTGTCAGCGGCGTACTTCACAGCGCGATCGGCGTTGGCTGTCACGCTGCCCCGTAGGTGCTGGCCAGCAATGTCAACGTAGCTCTGTAGGCCAGCGATGTGGGCTATGCCGACCATGGCAGGGCGCTCCTTCGGAACGGTGGCACCTTCGCCTCCGGCGTTGAACATGTCCGGCCACGTGAGTCCAACCGCCTGAATCACAGCGCCCGTTGAACAACCCGCGCGGCAGGTGATCCGAACCTTGTTGTCATCCCCGCGCCACAGCCGAAGACTTGGCTTGCTGTCGGCGTGCGCCGGGCACAGTGCCAGGTACCCGCCGTCGTCGTGTTCGCTGACCCCCGTGAAGCGGTCGAGCATTTCAGTGAACTGCATGTGCAGCATCCTCTCTGTCGTTCACGGGGGTTATAGCGAGTCGGTTACCAACGCTCAGCGCGCCACAGCCTTGCTTCTTTGCGGCGTGCTATATGGCGCCACAGTCGCTTGTCTCGCTTGCGGTCGTAACACCCGCTGCATGCGCATGCCTCCCATCCCAGCGTCTGACTCTTGCGCAGCATGCTGACCTCCCGTCAGAAAGGCGGTTCGTACCCGAAGGTGAGCGACCACTCAGCGAGCGTCTTCGCGCCCTTACTCAGGTTGCATGGGGCGCATGCAGGCACGATGTTGTGCTCCGCATCCGCGCCGCCCTTGCTCAGCGGGTGGACGTGGTCTAGGTGCGTGGCCACGCCGTTGCAGTAGGCGCACTTGTGCTTCCAGCGAGCGAGGATGGCCGTACGGCTGTAGGGAACGTGTTCCACACCGTAGGACTCCGCGCGACGCCTGTGGGTTAGCTCATGCCGTTTGTCCGGCGGAAGCCTCCGGTAGAAATTCTTGATGTGCGCCTGCTGCTTCTTGCGGCGGCACGTCGAGCACGCTGTGCTTGGCTTCTGGGCCTTGCCAGCGAGGAACTGTTCGGCGGGCTTTCCCCGCCCGCATAGTCGGCATACGCGCATCAGCGCACCCACCTAACGTTGGCGCCGTTGTCTATGGCCTGTCGGATGGCATCTGAGTAGTGCCCGTAGTCACGGCGTTTGGTTAGCCCGTGGACTAGGTACAGGGTTGTTCCTTTACCAGCGGCGCGTACGTCGCCTAGGGCGGGCGCTGACTCAAGTGCGATACGCAATGGGTCACCTCCGGATATCCGTATGTGGTCTGGCGCGAAAAGGGGCCAGCGAGCGCAGAGCGCAGCACTGACCCCCCTTCTGTTAGGAACCCTGCGGAGCAAAGTCCGGGGTCACCAGGCGCACATGCTCCGCGCTGACCTCAACCGGCCGAAGCGTCTTACGGGCACCCAACCCCCACCCGCTGTCCCTGCCTGTGGGCTGGACGAGCAGCGTGGGTACCAGGCGTCCGCCAACAGACTTTGTCGTGACGTCCAGGACCACCGCATCAGTCATGCGGACTCGGTTAGCGTGCCGCGTAGCGAAGGTGATCAGGTCACCCGCGTAGAGTTCCTCGCCTGCGTAGTCCGTGACTACTCCTCGCTTGCCCATGTGCTACGCCTGCCCCTTCGTAGAGTCGGCGACGAGCAGCGCGCGATGAGCAGCCTGGCGCAACTTCAGTTGCTGGTACGACGGAAGCTCGACGAACGCGCGCCCAAACATGGTCACGGCCAGCGTTCCCACCATTTGGTCGAGCCGGGGGATGATCTGCTTAATGTCGGTGACGGGCACGAGGGACACGTTTCCGTCAGCCTTGCGAATCAGGTACCGGGCGTGGCCGGGGGACTGATGCGGGCCGGACAGTACCTCAGCAGGCATTGCCATGCCACGATAGCGGACCTTGTCGCCAGCGCTTAGTGTGGCCACGTTTTCTCTCCTAGGGTCACGTTCGGGCGTAAATATCCAAGCCATCGGCGCAGCCTCTCTCCTAGCTTCGCTACTGCCTAAAGCCCGGAACCTCCGCGCAGTGCGGAAGTCCCGGGCAATGGGTCAGTTGATGAGGTAAGGCGCTTCGCTCAGCGGCGCAGGCTCGTGCTCGTCCTCGTACACGCTGATGAGCTGAATGTGCTTCGCGGTGTCGACCTTGCCAGCAAGCACGTTCGTCCGCTTGCCGGTAGCCACCACGCCGCGCAGATGCGCCACAGCGTTACGGGCCTGCGCCGTGCCACCAGCGATGACGAACGCAGAGACGAACTCGCCAGCCTTCGGCTCGTCGGTGCGGATAACCTCGTAAAGGGCCATGCGGCTCTCCTATGTGTATTCGGGGTCGCCCGAAGGCTCTGGGTCGTTCTGAAGGACACGGCGCCGGGCGCGCTCTGATAGCACGAACGGCCGGTAGTACGGGTGGAAGAGCCATAGCGGCCGTGCCAGCGACTCATCTGATGAGCGAGCCAGCACAGCCACCACGTTCACCCGCTGCATAGCATTCAGCGGCACGGCTTGCCTTACCGCTCTTCGGCGATGGCGTCCGCGTAGCTACCGAGCACCGTGATGACAGGCTTGCGGTAGCTGACGTCAATGCCAGCCTTGTTGGTGTACTGCACGTGCTCCAGCTCCAGCCTGCACAGCGCCTCGCCGTCGACCTGGTCCAGCGCGTCCTTCACTTCGTGGATCACCTCGGCCAGCGACCATGCCGTAGCTATCAGGCGACCGGCGCCCAGCTCGTAACCCAGCCCAGCGAGCCGGAAGGTGACGTTGATCGAGGGGGACGGACCCTTGGGCGGGCGGCGCTTCGCCAGGTCCTTGCGCTCAGACATGGTGCGCGGGCAGCCGCACGGCTCGCCCTTGTCGTCGGGCAGTAGCGAATACTCGCCGTCGCACTCGTGGGCCGGTCCGCCGATACCCCACAGAATGAGCTTGTCCTCAATGGCGTGGGAACCCGCGATGACGATCTCAACCGCCGGGGTCTCGGTGAGCACCTGAAGGTGCATTGCCTTGGTCGGATCGTACTCTTCGGCGGTTCCGCCCAGAAGTTCAGCGATGCTGTCCGCAACGGTCGGGTCGTCAGTCAGAACACGCCAATTGGCGAGGCTGACGGGATCCATCTTGCGGGTCTCTGGGTTGCGCACCGTCATGCCGGAACGGAACTGGAATACCGGCCGCTCATACTCGCGCTTCGCTTCGCGCTTCTTAGGCTTAGCGTCGGGGTCGGTGTCGAAAATGCGCAGGGCCATGGGTTACCGCCGTATCTGTGAAGCGCTGTCGCGCGGGCTGTGAATTTGGAACGGGAACGGGCGGGAGTGCTGGCGCACTATGTGCCGTGTCGTTGAAGGCAAGTTGCGTGCACGCTTGACCCAGCGTCGACCGCCCGTCCCCCTTCGAAGAGGTGCTAGCGGGTCGGTTACCAGCGCTACGCGCGGGTCCCTTTCTTGGCTCCCTGAATGGTGGTCAGCTTGTGGTGCAGCTTCGCGAGGATGGGCAGCGTCACATTGCCAGCTGCCCACAGCTCATAGGCGAGGCCCGACAGTTCCTCCGCCGTCATGTGGACGCTGTACTCGTTCCTGCGCTTCGTGCGCCATACCTGCATGGCTACGCCCTCCGCTGGGTGCCGGTAACGAGCGTGCCGTCCGTCGACCAGATGGGATCCCCGAGCACGGTCTTGGACACGCGGTTGACCCACTCGAAGGTTTCGCGCAGATGCAAGAAGTGAGCGAACACATCAGGCTTGCCATTCTCAGCGGCGATGCGTACGGGCTTGAACGCAGCCTGCTCCGGGGTGATGTGCAGGACCACAGCGCCGTCAAAGCTCGGCATAGCCTCGCGGGTACCGTCCGGGCTGATGATGTGCTCAGCGTGTGCGTAGGCACTCATCTGCAACGCGACGTCCGGGTAGGTGGCCTTGCTGGTCTTCCAGTCGGCCATCACGAGGGCGGGCTCGCCATGCTTCGCAGGCTTGCCGTGCTCGTCGAGACGCAGGCGCAGGATGCCGTCGAAGGATCCGGCATAGCGGTGCTCGTCGGACCAGGCCACGTCTTCGGCGCGGACTAGCTCGGGCTGGACGTCGTCGAGGAACTCAGCAAAGTTGCGCTGATACGGCGCCATGTCGGGGTGGACACGGCCGGTGCGCTGGCCTCTGATCATCCGCTCGAAGAGATCGTGTGCGTCGCTGCCCACCTGGGAACGGCGCTTCGTGTAGCGGCTGGCAGCGCCCTTGATGTAATCGACGGCACCCTTACGATCCCGCGCGGCCATTTCCTTGATGAAATCAATGGAGTCGACAGCGAGCTCGGCCGCTTCCTTGGCCTGCCAGTAGGCGAGGAAAGGCTTAGGCAGCATGCTGACCACGGAGGTCACGCCCGGGTACTTGATATCCGGGAAATCCTCGTTGAAGTAAAAGCGCCCGCCAGTCTTATGGACAGTGCGGATGGCCACTGGGCCCCCTTCGGTTGGTGTGTCTGTCGAAGAGGTGCTAGCGGGTCGGTTACCGGTGACGAAGTGACGATTTGAAGGTCACTTCTGGAATCCCTATAGAGCTTCTTATGTGATTGTGGAAGTTGGGTCTAAATCGTCACTTCGTCACTTCAGGCAGGTCAGCGGGGGTGTTGCGCTGTCAGCCTTCGCGCTGTGCGTCACTGCTACCGCCCGGGGCTATGTACGGCCGCGTGAGGGCACGAAAAAGCCCCGGTGGACCAGGGAGGCCTACCGGGGCTGTGAGGGGCTGAGACGGGCGTGCAGGCTACTGCATGAGGTCATCACGGGGGCGCAGCGAGTCGGGAGGGTTGTGGTACGCCCGGATCATCTCGTGCCGCAGCTCGTCAGCCTGGTTGGCCGAACCCTCGATGCCCATGCGGATGCCCTTGGGCGCTTTGTTGATCTCGGGGTCATTGAGACTGTCACGCTGCAACTCGGCGCGCGCCCGCAACTCCGTCAACGCCACCCGCAGACCCATAGCCACATACGGGACCAGGTCAGCGGGAATGGTGACGTCACCAGCGGGGACGGGGTCGACCCGGTCCGCTTCCTCAACGAGCCGTGCAGCGTGCTTCCGCGCGTCCGCTGGGCTCATGTCTGAACGCAACGGCCGGTCACGATCCTGCGTGTCGTCGACCCAGCCGTTCACGGTGACGTAGTTCTTGCCGCTGGACCTCCACCCCCGGACTTCGCCGATTCGGTAGCTGCGCTTTGCCTTGCGTGTCATCTGAACCCCTCCTAGTGGGAAGGGGCCCCGGGATCGTTCCCAGGGCCCCGTGTGATGGTGCGTCAGATAGTGGCCTTGATCATCGCGCGCAGGCCTTCGAGCGCGTTTTCCAGCTCCGTCCGAATCGCTTCCTTGGTCTCGGCGCTGGCAGCCTCGAAGTCATCGACGCTCGCGCTGCTGACGTCAGAGAGGATCTTCGCAGCTACCTGCCGGACGCGCTCGTCGGGGGTGCTCTCCGGGGTGCCTTCGCCCTCTCCTTCGCCGTTGCCTTCGCTGTCGCCCTCACCGGTGCTCTCACCGGCCGGAAGCGCCTTCTTGGCTTCGTACTCCAGCCGCTTGCGCTCCGTGGTACCCAGAAGCGAGGCGCCGTAGATGTTGGCAACCCACTCAGAGGCAGGCTTGTCGTCGGGCTTGCCGGTAAGCACCTTCGCCATGATCTCGCGACGCTCAAGGGCAATCGGGGTGTCCTCGTCCAGCGAGCGCAGCCACTCGGCCCGCACGTCGCTGCGCTGGTCCTGCACGCTGCGCATGAGCTTCTTGAGCGCCGTCTTCGTGTCGTAGTTATCCTCGAAGTGCTCGCCAGCCTCGCGCAGCAGCGCGCCGGAAGCCTTCTTCGCCGGGTCGGTGTCGCCCATCAGGTCCGGCTGTCCGGCCTTGTTGGGGATGCGCAGCCACATGTCGAGACCGATCGCCGCAACGTCCTTCGCCAGCGTCGACGTCTTGAGATGGGCCTTGACGCCGTCGGCGACCTTTTCGGCGCCCAGGGTGACAAGCTCCTGTACGCCTTCGTACTGGTCCCAGGTCTTGACGGGCACGCCCTCCACCACGTCCTTCTTGACCACCTCAGCCTTCGGCGCAGGCTCCGCCGCAGGCTTCAACGGGTCAACCTTCGCGGTCCACGCGGCGCGCTTCTCGGTCTTGATCTTGATGGAACCCTTGCCGCTCAGCGAGGAAATCAGCGACTCAGTTTCCGCGTGCAGTTCAGCCACCGCATCCGTGGTGTCGCTGCCGTCCGCCACCAGCGAAGCAGCGCGCTCGATATTCGCGTCGATCTGCTCGATTACGGCCGTTCCCTGGTCCGTGGTCACGTCGTTGCGGTCGTTCATGATGTTCTCTCCCTGGTTGTTTTCGACTAACAGGGGCAAGGTACCGAAGTGATCTTGCCCCTGTCAACTCACCTACGGATTTCCGTATGTGCTCAGGCGGTTTCGTTCCAACGCTTATTCAGGGCCCAATCAGCGAAGACGGGCCCGACGTAGTACCGGGCGTAACATGCCCCCTTGCCGTTGCTGACCATGATGTACTTCGCGCCCTTTACCGTGCTGGTGTGGATCTCCACGGTAAGCCCGTGCTCATACGCTGCCGACACGTGCCACGCCACATACTCGGCCGAGACGGCCCGGTACTCAAGCATGGTTGCGCCACCTCCGCGCGCTGTGTAGACCTCGTTCGGGTCAACCGTCACCTTGTTCATGTTTCCTCCGTGGAAGGCCAGCCAGCACTTCGCGTCGGCGTGCGCCATGGCCTCGGTCAGATACTCGGGGGACTCAAACAGGATGTCGAAACCGTCGGCGTAGCTGTTGCGGACCTGCGAGAAGTACTTACCGCACAGCTTCTTAACCTCGATGAACATCCTGCCCGCCCCTTCGTTGCCTCTGTTGTTGTGTCCTCATCTTGGGGTACGCAGGGCCGTCGGCGCAACCCACCTACGGATATCCGTATGTGCTCAGCGCGCCAGCGCAACGCAGAAAAGCCCCCGACCTGCACCTTTACAGTGCAAGCCGGGGGCTCGGGCCTAGAAGAGAATCGCGCGCTGGAGCGTCGCCACGTCTTTGTCGTTGTAGATCACTGCGTCCGTCGGGTAGTTGTCTAGCTCTGTCTCGCTGGTGTGGACGACCATCGCCGCATGCTTGCCGTACTGGTGGTTTGGGTTGGCCATGTGCGCCAGCGGTCGGATGATCCGCACCATGCGGAAGCCACGAGCGCGCAACATGTCCGCCTCATTTTGGTAACGGACGTCGGTGACCACCACGGGCAGGTTCCAACGCTCAGCGCCCGCAATCTTCCGCGAGGCGACGCGCACCCAGTAATCAGCGTCGAATTCCCGCTGTGTCTGCCCGATGCGCTGGAGCATGGCGCGCACCTCCGGGTAGTAATCCTTTGCGTACTCCCACCCAACGTCGTTCACGAGCGCGCTGAGCCGTACGTGGAGACGCTGTCCGATGACTCGGCCCGCCGGTATGAGCGGGTCAATGCTCAGTGCCATCTCTTTCAGCGGGTCGGCGAAAGCGATGCGGGTATAGGCGCGCTCGCGCACCAAGAAAGCTGCGGCAGTGTCTTTGCCGGAACGGGCCTTGCCGATCAACGCGATGTTGTACACGAAAAAATCCCTCCCTCAGGGGTTACCTGGGGGAGGGATAGCGAGTCGGTTACCAGCGCTACACGAGGGGCTGGGCCTCCGGCAGGGGAGACGCAGGGGCGGGCTCGGGCGCCGAAGGCTGCTCCGCAGTGACGTCAGACAGTGCCATGTACGGGACGCCTAGATCCTCAGCCACGGCCGCAGTGTCAGCGACGAGCTTCTCGTAAGAAATGCCGTGCTTCGCGAGGTATCCGGACACGAAGGTGAGGACAGCAGTCACGCCGCCCTCAATGAGCCCGCGCACGTCGCTGGGCACGCTGTGGCTGAACACATGCGGAGCAGCGATACCCGCGATGATGGTGGACCCTGCCGCCGCAACAGTCGCCGCCGTTACCTTGCCGGAAATGGCCATTCGTTCACTCCTGATTTCTGCGCTCTAGGCGCGGGTGTGGGTCTGTCCGCTGGAATGCGGATACAGCGTGCTCGGTGGTGTGCGACGCCTGCCATTCGCGTACCTCTGACAGGTCGTCGCGGAGTCCGTCTAGGCGCCCGTTCAGCTCACCGATGGCGCCGACTACTGCGTCCCGTGTGAGCGCTCCCTCTTCGCGCGCTGCACCACGAGATCTACGCGCAGCCAAGTAGGCAGGGCCGGTTGTAACCAGCGAAGCGCCAATGGCTCCAATGACCCACGCCATACCAGGGGCAATGCTCGTTCCTTCAATCATGGGAATGCCCTTGCGTTCGGGTGCCCGACCCGCTATCAGGGACTAGATAGCGGGTCGGATACCGGCCTGGTTACTTGATGCGCGCCTGAAGGGCCTTGACCGTCGCCTCAAGGGCGCTCAGCCGGACGGCGAGGCTCTGGACGGTAGGCGCGGGCGGGGAAGCAACCGGAGGCTTCACAGGGGCCGCAGGCGCCGTCTTAACGGGAGGCTTAGCGGGCGCCGGGCTGGCCCACGCACGGAGCGCAGCAGCATCCTTGAAATTGGCGACGTTGCGGTCGATGCCGCCCGCCCATGAGTACTGGTGGAACACCCACGAGTGCCTCACGGACGGCTTGCCAGCGGGATGGTTCGGGTCGGCGATCCACAGACCGTCCATCGGCCCACCGTTGTCGCTGTCACGGTTGTGCCAGTAATCAGTGTTGCAGTACAGGACAACCTTGTGATGCGGCGCCTTGGCCTTGACCCGCGCGATGAACGCGTCCCGCTCGCTCTGCGATACGCCACCGGTCTCCCAGTCAAACGCGAGGATATCGCCAGCGTGCAACGCGACCTTGCTCAGGAAGTAATCGGCCTCCGCCGCGCCACCGTTCTTGCCGAAATGGTAGTGACCGACGACAAGGCCAGCGGAACGTGCGTGCACCACCTGCCCGCTGTAACGAGGGTTGACGTACGAGGTCCCCTCAGTGGCCTTGACGAAGGCAAACGCCAGACCCTTGGTAGGGAACGCGACCGCCTGATATCCGGAAACGTCTACGCCGAGAACAGACATACAGATTTCTCCTTACACGCTGATGAACTTGACAGAGAGCGAGCACCATGGGCCCGTTGCAGTGCTAACGGCAGTCTGGTTGTAGACGTAAACCTCGACGTAGTCCCCGATTGCCAGTGGAACTTGTACCGGCGCCGTAGGAATCCCGGTGTTGTGGTTGGTCATTGGGTTGACTGCCGAACGCGAGCCGACAATTTCGGTCCCGTTCTTCGCCACGTACAGCGACAGGAGTCCGCCGGAGTTGCTGGCCACGGCGCCAGACCCGACAACCTCGTAGGTACCTGGGACCTGCGCTGTGTATCGACTCGTGTTGGTCGACGTCGAGTGCCCGCCGTAAGTGTCGATTACCTCCGTGTCGAGTAGCGCGGCTGTGTAGGTGGCCGCCGAAAGGGACTGTGACACGGACTGGTACCCGAAAAAGATCGGCGGACCGGCGAGGAATGCACTTGCGTCACGGACCTGTGTGTTCCACAGCGCAGACGTAAGGAAGTTGCCGGTTACCGCTGTGTACGAGACGGGCGGGAAAAGAGGCAAGGCGGACTCCTAATAGGCGTAGGCAACCTGGTTGAATTGCTGTTGCACGTTGAATGCCCCTGGGTCAGTGACACCGGCCGGTAGCACTTCGCTTACGATCTCGCCAGCGCTGTGCGTGCGCGTCAGACTGCCCACCAGGGACACAACGGCCGTGGACCAACCGGAAGTGCTGGCGTTCACCCCACCGACTAGCACTTGTTCGGCGTTGGGGGTTCCCTGCCCGACTACCAGGACCGTTCCGGCGGGTAGCTGTGCGCCCAGCGGGCTGAGGTTGTCGATGCTCCCACCAGCGTTCAGCGTGAGTGCCGTTGTGCCGCTCGGGTGGCTTCCACTCAGCGTCGAAAAGAGCGCGCCGAACTCCCCGTAAACGCGCGGGTCGACCGGGCTGCACTGCAACGTGACCCACGCTTCGTTGTTGCTGTCCATGTCCCACTGGATTTGCTCGACAAAGCAGTCGACAGACACCAGGGGAGCGCCGGGCGGGCGCCGGTTGATGCGCACCCGAGTGCCCAGCTCTAGGCCCAGCAGCACGGGCCACAGCGCCGTATTGGCCGACGGGTGCAGCTTGATGCTCTGCACGCGCGTAAGCGGCCCCTTGTACCGGGACACGAAGTAATGCGAAGCATCCTGGCACTCAAGCGCGCTCGTCGTGTTGAGAGTTCGCGTCATGGTGCGCGTGTAATAGCTCGCGATACTCGCGCTGTCCTTCGCCGGAAATATCTGCCCGGTCGACTGCTGCGTCACCTCAACCTCGTTGGCCAAGTGCGTGCTGTCAAAGTCGAGTTGCAGATCCTCGTACGGCAATTCGCCAGCGCCGTCGCCGAATGTCCATGCGGGCGTCAGAGCGTTGTACCGGTAGCCACGGCCCCGGAATGTGACGGTGCCATCGCCAGCGATGAAATGCTCACCATTCTCGGTGGTCGCCACGTTGTTCAGGACCGTCACGGGGTCGGATCCAGTTATGTCCGTAGCTGGGCCCATGGACGTCGTAAGGCTCGTGCCAACGTTGCTCGCGCCGGTATAACCCGCATAGCGCAAGATCCGCGAGTATCGGGCACTTGCCGACTCACCCTGACACGCTGTGGACCACGCGCTGTATAGCCCGGCGATCTGCGTGGAATTCAGGTACGAGGGAACCTCAGCGGCGTAGGCAAGGTCCCCGTAGAACGTGTAATTGGCGTTGCGGGTAGGTGCGACCCAATATGCGCCGATGTTGTCATGCATGCCACCCAGCGGGATCACGCCCGGGAGTGTGGTGCTGGTGACAGCGCCGTCGACCGCGATTTGCGCAGCCGTGCCATTCACGCCGAAGGCAACCAGGTGCCAATTTCCGTCAAGCGCTGATTTACCGCTGTCGAGGATCGTTTGCGAGCCGCCGAACACATCAGTCTTGAACTTGATACGCCCGTCCGTGTCGACGTACACGTGAACGGCGTTGCGAATACCGGGGACCGAGAACGAGTCACCGACACCGTTGTAGGAACTCCAGACATACGCGCCGTCAGTAGGTGCTGTGGCCCCCGCGTAGCGAAAGGCAATCACGCGCGTCCAGCCGCTACCGGTCGAGACAGGCCCAGCGATTCCGGCGCCGTCGAGCGAAACCAGCGTGGCAGGGCCGAAGGCAGAGACACCGGCACTGAGCGGGCGCGCGTTGACGACAGTCTCATCCGTACCGAGGTAGGTGCCGGTTGTCGAGTTGCCGAACGTCCAATTGCCGCTACCGGCCTTGCTGTTGATCAGGCTCGCCGACGTCTGCGCACCCGTCGAGTCTTGGACGAACGTGGCCCCTGCCGCCTCATTGAGTCGGTAAACGAACCGAGGGTTGAGTGTGTTTAGTTCCTCCGCAAACACATGATCCAGCGTGACCTGTGACAGCAGCGCGAAGGCGTCCACGGCCGTGGGGGACACCTGGCCGTACGTGCCACCTTCCGCCCACTGGGTGGGCCATCGCTCCGTGAAGCCACTGAAGATGGGGTACCAGGTGCCGGGCGCTGTCCACGTGCTCGCTGCGGATGCCTGCTCAACCTGCCATGCGTCAGTTTCGATCACACATGCGCCCGGGGCCACGGCAGTCAGCCGCAGACCAACACGCATGCCGTAGATGTTGACCGTGGTCGGCGCCGTCGCTGTGACGGTTACCTGAGTCCAGCCGTTGACCGTCGAGCTACCGGTGAGCGTCGATGCACTGCCATTCGTGAACGAAAGGGCGCCAGCGGAGTCAGTGAAACCGATGATTGCGCCGACACCGGGGGAGACCCCGTCGGTAACGCAGCGGACGCGCGCCTGAAACGTGAACGTCTTACCGGGTCGAACGGACGGCGTGTCAGTGTAAGCGATGCGGCTATTCGAGCCTGCGCCGTTGGCTACAGAGAATCGGAAAGTATTGGTGCCTTGGAACGCCGACAGTGGGGTGGTCGGGTTGAAGATGAATCCGCCCGTGCCATCGGTCGACGACGATATGCCGAACGATGCCGGAATGGTGCCGGGGGTGAAACCTTCGCCGCCGGTTGCGACACGTGCATCGAGTAGATTCGCCGTAGGTGGCCACTGGGCACGGCGCCGGTAAGGCTGTAGGGGCAGGATCTTCCCGCCGTATGGTCCGCTGGCGTTGGTGGGGTCAAGCACGCCATCCTGCGAGCCTAGGACGATCTGGTACTCGCCAGCCTGAATCTGGTCCAGCTCATACTGTTTGCCACGTCTAGCGCTGGCCTGCGACAGCGTACGGTCAACCAGGTTCACCCATTTGGAAGTTGGGATCGAAGCGCCCGCAGCACTCCACGCGGGCCCCCAAAGTTCCTCAATCACGGGATAGTTGGGATTCAGTGCCATTGGTTACCCTCCGAAGAGGGGAGCACATACGGAAATCCGTACGTGCTCCCCATGACTAGCGCTTAGCCTCGATCCACGTGCGGGAGTTGCGCCCGCCGAAGCGATACATTTCCCGCTGGATTACGTCCCGCAGGTCCTGGTCCGTGCGCACGGATCCATGAACCTCAATGTGCACCTGATGGACCACGGTCGCAGCAGTCGAGCCGACAGCCGAACCGCTCAGCGTGGGTGCGTCGGTACCACCCTGCACGGCGGACATGGCAAGACGCTGGGCAGCGCTCCGCGCATCGGCGTTCCCGCTGTCCATACCGTTCACCAGGCCAGCGACTACGAAGCGCCCGATTTCATGGAACAGACGCGAAGGGGAGTGGATACCCAACGCCTTCTTGATCTGCTTTTCCATGCTCTTGGCTATCTTCAACATCTGCTTATCGATGGCCTTTTCCTGGGACTGGAGTCCCGCAATCAGGCCCTTCGCAGCGTTGATGCCAGCGCCGTACATGCCGTCCGCGACGACCTTACCGGCGGAGTTCGCCGACGTACCGAGCTGCGTTTGCATCGTGTTGAGCTGTTGTAGCTGACCAGCGTTGGCGCCGAGTAGCGCTTGCGCGGTAGCGCCGCCCTGGTCGACACCGGCCGATGCAATCTGCTCAATCAGCGCCGACGAAAGTCCACGCTTCTTGAGTTCCTTTAGCTCGTTCGCGAACTGCGTTGCAGCCTGTACCTGGTTCTGCATGTTCGCTATGACGTCGCCAGCAGTGAGGGAAGCGCCGTCAGCCTGCGTCTGCATGACCACCGAAGCGCCCTGCATGATGCCGCTGGCGATGCTGTCCCGCTCGTCGGTCCATTCCTTCTGAACGGCCTTCAGGCTGGCCTGCGCCGCCTTCAATCGCTTCGCGACGCTGTCACGCTGCTTAGCCAACTTCTCTAGCTGCACGCCCTCCCGCTTGACGTACGACTCAAGATGAGAGATGGCAGACATATGTGCCTTGATCCACCCGCTGTGACCCTTGCCAGCCTTTGTGCCCAGCATGTCAGCGAGCCGGTTCCGAGCCTGTATGAGCTGGGTCTCGGTTTTCTTGATTGCGCTTTTCACCTGCGCCTGCGAGCCGGTTAGCCCGTCAACCAGGCCCTGGTTTACCCAGATGCCAAGCTGTCGGAATACCTTGGACGGCGAGTTGATCCCAAGCTCACTCTTGAAGTGCCGCACCATGCCCTTAGCGGTGCCGCGTACGGCGCCGTGAGCTAGGTGAGCATTCTGAGTGACACCCAGCGCGATACCCTCGGGGATTGCCGCGCCGACCTCATCACGGAAAACCTTGGACGGGCTGTTGATGTGCAGGATTGATTTAGCCGTGTCCTTGAGGCCGCTGGCCACATTCTTGACAGCGTCCCACGCGGCGCCCGCCATGCCTTCAATGCCGTCGATGAGTCCCTGTATCAGGGCCTTACCGGCGCTACTGAGCGCGGTTCCGAAATCGGCAGTGACGCTCTTGATTGTGTCCCAGATATCGCTGAAAGCCTGCGAGACGAGCTTCTTTACGTCCTCCCATGCCTTACCCCAGTGGCCCGTTATGACGTCGGTGACCACCGCGATGAGGTTCATAATGTAGTGCATGCCGAACTGCGTCGCGCCAGAGATCACATCCCATGCGATTTTCACCGCACCTGAGATGAGGTCCCAATAGACTTTCATCGACGTCCACAGAAGCCCAAGTTGGACTTTGACTATGCTGTACCCGACCTTGACGTAGCGCTGAATTTCCTTCCATAGCAGCGCCCAGGTCTGCTTAATCTCCGTGCTGTGGGACTTCCACCACGTAGTGAGATCCTTGAGCCGTGCCTTGAGCCACGTAAGGACGTTGGCGTTAAACCATTTCACCAACATCTGCACGGCCTTGACAGCGAAGGCCCAAGCAACGTGGAACGCGTTAAGCGTTGCCTTCCATGTGGCCTTGAATGCGTTGGCGACGGCCGGAATGTTCGTCTTGATCCAGCCCCACACTTGCTTCCAATGCACAATCAGCAGCGCGAGGCCAGCGACTAGCGCGACGATTCCGGCGACGATCCACGTAACTGGGTTGGCCAGCAGCGAGTCAGTGAAGGACCACGATGCGATGGACGCAGCCGCAAGGCCGATAGTCACGGCGCCCAGCACGGCGCCGAACGTCTTCAGGTAGACGCTGTGTGCCTGAAGGAACGGGAGTCCCTTGGCCAGCACGCCGACAAACTTAGTGGCGTAGGGGAGTAGCTTTTGCCCAAGGGTGATTCCGATGGCCTCGACGCTGCCCTTGAATTCCGCCATGCGCTGGTTGAACGTCTTCTGAACGTCCGCCCAGCCCTCAATTTCCTTACCGCCGTCCTTGACGTGTTTGCCGATGCCATCAACGTTCTTTTTGAACGTGGACATGTGGCTACCGGTGAGCATGAGGGCGCCCATCATCGACTTAGTTCCGCCGACCATGGTGGACAGCGCGCCGATATACGTCTTCTTGGACCCGCTAGCCTTTTCTAGCTCACCCTTGAAATCCTTGGAACTCTTGGCAGCCTTTTGCAGGGTCTTGATGAACACATCGCCGCCGGGTCCCATCTTGTGCTTGATGGCGTCCGTGAGCGTGTCCAGCGTCGCAGCGAGACCCTTCTTACCCAGTTCCTTGGAAACCTCGTTGGCGTTGAGACCCAGCCCTTTCATGGTGGTCGCGGCCTTGGCCGACGGGTTAGACAACTGGCCGATCGTCTGCCGCAGGTAGGTAGCGGAAACGCGCGCATCCGTACCCTGTGACGTCATGGTGGCCATGGCGCCGAGCACTTCGTTTAGCTTGACGTGAGCGGCGGCAGCCACAGGGAGAATGCCGGACATGCTGCCCGCAAGGGCCTCAAGGTTGGTCTTGCCCTCAGCCTCCGTGCCAACCAGCGCGTTCATCACGTCAGTCGTGTTCTGAGTGTTCTTCGCTGCGTCCGTGCTTTGCAGGTTGTATGCGTTCATGGCCGTGGTCACAGCGTCGGTCACCGTGGCCAAATCAGCGGCACCAACCTTGGCACCCTGCGCCGACACACGAAGCACGTCTAGCGCATTCTGTCCGTGGAAACCCGCCGACTCGACCATGTACAGGCCTGCGGTGAGATCCTTGGTCGACTCGCCGACCTTGCCCGCCATGGCCAGCACGCCGTCACCGACGAGTTTCATGTTCCTCGCTGACTCGCCAGCACCGGTGCGCACGCGCGTCATCTGCGTCTGAAAGTCGGCGGCCATGTGCACGGTCTTGACGGCAGCAACGCCAGCGGCCACGCCAATACCGAGCAACGCAGCCTTAGCCACGCCGCCCAGCTTGCGCATGTTCTTGCCACCATCGCGCTCAACGCTGGCAAGCTCAGTCTTGACACCCTTGGCCGTGGCCATAAAGCCAGTCGAGCGACCGAGGAATTCGATAAATACGGGAGGCAGAGCACCCATAGTGAAGCTACCTCCCTATGCTTTCTTGCCGTTCACAGCGGCACCCCATGCTGCCTCGAAAATTCCATGAACCTTCGGGGTGGCCTTGTCAACGCCAGGCTTGAAATACGGGTTTGTTCCCTCAACGGTGGCCTTGTAGCGGTTCTGGTACCCGCCCCTACCGCCCGCCATAACGACTTGCGTCCACGTGCCGATACCCTGCGCACGGGCCCGGCGACTGGTCCGAATTGATCGGGCGAGACTGCCGGTCAACTGTCCGGGGCCACCGCCGCGCGGAACGTGGTCGGGTGTCCGCTCGATGCGAAAAGCAGGTGCGCCGGTTGCCTTATCCGGACCCTTGTGCGCCCACCGTGGACCACCACGCATGCCGCCCTTAATGCGCGAGCGCGTGTAGGAAGTTGCCTTTTTCAACGCCACGCGTGTTGCCTCATTTGAAGCAACCTGCATTTCACCCAGCCTGGCGCCAACTTCCCCAACACCCTTGATTACTGCGCCGATTCCATCAGCCATTGGCGTTACGCTCCTCTACGATCTTGCGAGCCTTACCAACGGCGTCATCAACGGCCAGCAACCAGTCAAGGGTCACAGCGGACTCACCGGAAAGCTCGGATGGGCGACAACGCAGCAGCGTGCACAGTCGCCACATCCGGTATTCCTCGGACGGGATTTCATCCGCTGTGTAGGTGCTCCCACTACCGTTGTGGGAAAGAGCCTCCGTTAGGCGACGGAGGCCACGGTAGGGGACGCTGGATCAGGGCTCGGCTCAAAATCCGGGCTGAGCTGCGACAGGAACGGCGCTACAGCCTTACGCAGCGCGTCAAGGTCACGGCCCGGCAGATCCTGCACAGCGTCCACGTTCACGCCGAAGGCAAAGGACCAACCCGCGACGAGCGCGACCACCAGGGCGTCATTCAGCTCTTCGAGTAGGTCAAAGGCTTCGCCCAGACCCGCCGCAATGGTGAGCTGCTCGTCAGGGGTTAGCTCGGTGCCTTCGCCCTGCGCCTGCGCGGTAGCAACGGCCGAAGCGAACTCCGGAAGTCCAGCTAGCTTGGTCTGAATGCGCTTGATGGGCCTGCGCTGTCGCTCGGTGACATCGGCAACCTCGCGAAGGTCAGCGGTCGCGCCGGAAGGGAGAGTCAGATGAATCATCAGTTGTACGTCCCGGTGGTCACAGCGTTCTGAACGGTTACCTTGATAGGCGAGTACCCGCCCGACGCACCTACGTCAGTGGAGTTGGCAAGGGCGGTCCACGTAATCGGAACCTCTATGTAGTCCTTGCCACGCGTGATGTCCGCAGCGCTGATAGAGCACTTGGTCATGTGGAGCTTGAGCTGAACGGCAGCCGCACCGGCACCGGCCGTGAAGTTAAAGTCAATCGACGGCTTGACCGTGGTCAGGTACTGCGTAAGCGCCGTGTCATCTTCCATGATGAGTGTGGCCTTACCGTCGACCTGAACGGGGCCGCTCCACAGCGTTGAAGGCGCCTGCGTGCCGTCGACTGGGTTAATCACAGTGACGGAGCGCTTGATAGTGACTTCGCCGTCGAGCACACCAGCGCTGGTGACACCGGCAATCTGCACGACACCGGCCCAGCCAACCATGGGCGGGATGGCGGTAAAGGACGTGGTCGGCGCAGCCGCAGTGACAGACCCGAAAGTCGTGGTCTTCGCGCTGTACGTCAGGAGGCCATCAGCGGTGAACTTGAAACCAAGCTCAGAAAACTTAGCGCTGGGGTACTGCCGGTTACCGGCGACGTAGTTGTCATTCAGCGTGTACGTCTTCGGCTGGCCAGTGCCAGTGTTCAGCACGGAGAAAGTGTGAGTGAACGGGGCCGACGCGCCGGACGTGACAACATCACCCAGGACACCAGCCAGCGGGAAACCGATCGTGTCCGGGAAGACATCGCCGTCGAAATCCAGCGAGCCGTTTAGGACTCCGGCCACCTGGTCGTAGACCTCAACGAAAGCGCCGCGATAGCCCTTGTCGTCGATGAGGGACTGATTGTCCTTCGGCGTAATGCTGGTGACGGGGATGAACTGAGTGGACGCAACCGGTGTACCGGGCGTGGTTTCCTTGGCAATACCGAGGAACGAAAGGGCTGTTGCCTTGGGCATTAGTTGCCTACCTCCGGGGTGTCAGTGGGCGCAGAGTCAGCGGGAGCCGCTACCGGCGCAGGATCGGGCAGGGGAGTGCGCTTGCCCGTAGCAGCGACGAAACGGCCGTCCCCAGGGTCAACGTCGAGCGTTACGCGGTCGCCCGGTAGGACTTCCAGCGCAAGCGATGGGTAATAGCGGACGTCATCGCCGCTGTATGTGAAGTCAGGCATCAGATCCTCGTAACGCATTCAATTTCGACAGTTATGCAGGCGCGCTTACCGCCGTGCTCGCTGTCCCACTCGACCTCGGCTGTGTCGCCGGTCGGGGCGCTCTTGACGACGTGGCCGCCCAGCGTGATGTCCGTCCGCACGATGGCGATGACGGCGTTCGCTAGGTCCATGGCGCGCGAGTAGGCCACCTGCCCGCTGTCGCTTCCCCGGAACACGTCGATGACGACAGCGACGGAATACGACTCATCGAGCCAGCCAGCGCCGCCACCGCCGACCATTGAGGCGACCTTCAGGCGCCTGCGCACTTCGCCGATTGCCACGATGTCATCAGGCTCGTTCGGGCCCGGCTGGTCGAAGCACACGAGCAGCGACGCGCGGACGTTGTTTGGATCGGGCGCGAGCCCAGCGGTGCACTGGTCGAAAAGCCACTGGCGGACCGCTGGCGCTGTGCTGGAAGGGATGCTCATGCGATACCCGGCCCCCTGTAATAGGCCTGCCACAGCTCCAGTACGCGCGACGGAATGGCGAACCCTGTGTGAACCATGGCTTCGCCGCCGTCGTAGGCTCCGCTGTTGAACTTGGGGCGCCCGCCGCCCTGTTGGGTCATCTGCCACAGGTGCCGGATCAGTTCAAGGGCGCCTAGGCGCACGGACCATGGGACTTGTCCCGCGCGACCCGCTGTGTACACGACCTTGATGTTCTTCGAGCCGAACGCGAACGTGGCAGCCTCGCCCCCGAACGTGCGGCGCGTGATCTGCCCAGTGTTGTAGTCCACGGTGAAACCGAAGGCGTTGGACTGGCCGCTCAGCGGTTGCTCAGTCAGCGGAAAGGCGCTCAGCCCGTAGTACTCCGTGATGCTGAGCACGCTCGACACCGGCGTGAACGCGGGCACAATGTGCTGGCTACCGCCGTCGAAATACTCGGTGTGAGTTTCTGGGATAAACGGGCCGCAATGGTTCCGGGCAATCTCAGCAGCAGCGAGGATGAAACCTTGTAGCTCGTCATCCTGCCGCGTATCCGCTGGATTGATGTTCAGATGGGCCTTGACGCTGGGGAGGTCGACGAGTTGCTCGATGCCCTGCGGGCGGACCTGAAACTGGGTCTCGCTGCGCCAGCCAACACCCGTGCCGGTAGCGGACCAGCGAGCGAGCCAGACCCCGGGCAGTCCTACGGACGGCACAACGGCCGTGTACGCCCCTGAGACGGGCCCGGACACCACGGGTGAGGTGACGGCCCCGGAAGGGTCTGTAAGGGCCAGAGAGACGCTCACAGCCCCTTGCGGAGCATTGCCGCTGTCATCGAGCGGGCTCGCAGTGAGCGCAACATCCTGCCCAGCAAAGTAGATCAGCGGCACGGGTCACCTACTCCGTATCAGCGGCTGGCTTAGCGGCTCGCTTAGGCTTGTTGGCCAGCGCATCGGCCACGGCGGACACAGCCTCGCTCAGAAGCTCCCTGGTGTTCTCGCTGAGTGGCTCCGGGTCAACCTTGTCTAGCTCACCGGCGACCCACGCGAGTTGCTCACGCACGCCAGCCTCACGAGCCTTGTCCTTACTCTGTTGCGCGTAGCCCAGCTCGACCACAAGGCCAGTGGCGTAGTTGATCGGGTTCATGCGTTCCTCTCAGGTAGGGGAGGCGGGGGCCACATACGGATTTCCGTATGTGACCCCCACCGTTAGATCAGCTCAGGTTTAGAAAACCGGAGCAACCAGGCCCGTACCGGAGATGACCGAAATCGACTTGGGGTACCGCGCAGGCTGGAACGACATGTAGTTGTACAGGCGGACGAACACAGATAGCTGGTTCGCGTACGTCTGCGGGAATGCCTCCGCCTTAACGTTGCCCTCCCACGCCATCAGGTCCGCCATGCGAGCAACGATGATCTGATCCTGCGAGCCACCAACCGTGGTTGGGATGGTCGCGTCCACGAACACAGGGAGACCCTGAATCGTGCCCACGTAGCCCTGCGCAGCGACCTCGCCCTGATTGCCAACGGCGTTCATCGGGGAGTTAGCCGACGGAGTAACCAGCGGACGGCCCGTGGTGTCAGACGCAGCCAGCAGGTACGCCCAACGGCGCGGGTGCATGATGATCGTGTCCGGCGGCAGGAACCGGTTTGTGTGCACGGTCTGAATCGCGTTCGCAATCTGCGAGTACAGAAGCGCGACAGTCGGCGAAGCCTGCGTGTAGGTAATCGCGTTCGTGCCAGCCAGCGTCAGAATTCCGGTCGGGTTACCGCCGGATCCGGAACCGCTGAGAATCAGGGTGTTGTACTGCGTGGCGTACGCCGCAGCAAGGTCAGCGAGGATCACGTCATCGACGTTCAGCGGCGACTGCTCTAGGAGCTGGAGCGAAACGGTCTGGCCACCCGCGATAGTCGTCACGGTGGACGAAATCGACGTGGTGGTCAGGTCGGTCTGCTGCACACCCGTGTTCTGAGTCGCCTGCACCGCAACGGCCGTGCCGGTCGAAACCTTCGGGACGTTGATCGAGTCAGTACCCGCAGGGAGCGCGCTGGTCGGGACCAGGTTGCCGGTAATGCGACCCGCGCGAGCGAGGCGGACGAACTCCTTCTCCAGCCACAGGGGCGGAACGAACTCGCCACCAGCGCCGTTAACCGTGGTCAGTGCACGCTGCTCGGACGCGCGGCCCTTGTTGTTGCGGACCAGACGATCCATAGCGGAAGCATCGCCATTCTGGCGCGCGTTCCACATGTCACGGAAATACGACTGGCCGTTCAGACCGGAACGGTAAATCTCTGGCTCCGAGGTGACAGAGACACCAGACGCCTTCGGCGCATAGCGCTTAGCCATCTCAGCCGCAGCGTCGTCGGCGCGAACCTGCGCGTCAAGCTCCGCGATGCGCTCGTCAAGGGCGCGGATCTCGGTCTCGCCAGCGTCAAACTCGGTGCGCTGCTCGTCGGTCATGCCGCCCTCAGCGGAGCGAGCCTCACCCAGAAGGGTGTCTAGCTTCTCGCGCTCAGCGCTGCGCTTCGTGACCAGGTCGGAAATGAGGGAACGCTTGTCCATTAGGGACCTTTCCTAGGTTCGATTCTTGGGGAATCGCCCACCACTTGCGTTAGGTGGTGGCCTAGGTGGTGGCCCGTGTGGCAAGGGCTCCGGCGTAGGCTCCGGCGTAAACCGGGCGGGCAGCGAGAGGCACGTACGGAAATCCGTATGTGGCCAACGCGAGGTTTAGAGATTCAGGGCGCGCAGACGCGCGTCATACAGCGAGAGATCCGCAGGCGTAACGGCAGGCGCCGGGGGTGCGATCGTGGCGGGGGAGTCGCTGAGCGACCGCATGAGCGCTTCCAACTGATCGCGCGTGATCGTGCCATCAGTCAGCGCGCTGCGCAGCGAGGTAAGCCCCTGCGTGTGCGGGTTGGCGCCGTAGTTGACGATAGAGACATCACCCTTGTTGAGGTTCACCTCGGTAATGTCGCGCTGCGTCCAGTCGGGTGACCATTCCTGGCGAGTCACGCGAAACGCGAAACTCATCTCGTCAAGGTCACCACGATCCATGGCGCTGCGAATGTCGCGCACCTGACCGTTGCCGGGATCTAGGTCAGCCTCGACGTGAAGACCCGTGGAATCCTCCGACAGGCGCATGGTGCCGCTCTTCGTGCGAGCCAGCGTCATGCCGTCATGGTTGAGCTTGAACGGGACATCAGCGCCCTCGGCCAACGTCTTACTGAAGGCACCCCGGCGGACGACCTCGGTGTAGTCACCTAGGAAGTCCTGCATTTCGTACGGGGTCTCGGTCACGGACGCGTAGCCCGTAAAGCGCAGCGTGCCGTTCGACTGCTCGCGCAGCTCCATACCCTCGAAAGGGCGCCGCCGGTCTTCACGGACATTGCGCCGTGAGTCACGGCTTGAAAAATCGGTCATCAGAGTACGGCTCCCAACGCGTCGCTTTTCTGTGCACTCGGCGAAGCGCCGTTGTCCTTAGTGAGTTTCGGCGCCGATGAGTTCAGCGGGGCCGCGATATCGTCGCCACCGTCCACGGGCCCGTAATTCTCAAGCGCGCGAATTTCGTTGGTGGTGAGGATTCCGGCCGAACGGGCAGCGGAGTAAACCGCATACCGGCCCGCTGTATCCGTGCGCAGCAGCGCGTCAGCATTGAAACGGGCGCTCTGTGGGCGAGGCAGCATGGCCGACCAGGCGTCTTCGAAACGACCCAGCCACGCCGACAGCGAATAGGCGAGGAACCCTAGGCCCATCTGCTCAATGCCCGTGCCCCAAGAGGTTGTCTTGTCGACCTGGCCAAGCATGTGCGGCGGCACGCCAAACAACATGGCAATGTCGAGCGTCTGAGCGGCGCGCGTACCAAGGAACTGTGCATCTTCCGGCGTGACGCTGATTGGCTTCCACTTGGCACCGCCGGTGAGCACGCCGACCGTGTGAGAGTTCTTCAACCCGCTGTGCGAGGCAGAGAAATTCTCTTTGATGTTGCGGGCGCGATCCCGGTCTAGGTCAGCCTCGATCTCGACAACGCCAGTCATGTGGGCGCCTTCGCCGAAGAAGCGTGCGCCGAACTCCTCAGCTGCAAGGCCTAGGCCGATGGCCTGCCTGGCGTAGCTGATGACGCTTAGGCCCGTGGGGGACTCCGGGAAACCCATACCCATGATGTGCACAATGTCGCCAGAGTCAGTGACTGGCTTACGGTCGACCTCATACCGGCGCCGTCCGAACGCATCGAACTCACAGGACACACGATCGGGGTGAAGCACCATCAGGCGCGAAGGGCGCCCGTAACTGTCCCGCGAGATCACCAGACAGTAGGCGTTCCCGCGCAGCAGCAGCGAAACCATCATCTGCACAAAGCCCTGACGCCGCGTAGGCAGACCGGGCGTGGCCCCTCCGCCGAACGGGTCAGCGACGATCGCGGGCGGTGGCTCGATGGTCTTCCGCAGCTCACCATCAGCCTTGACTGAGTCGAATGGCAGACCGCTGACAGCGTCAGACAGTAGGCGAACGCAGGCAGACACGGCGAGTAGCTGCATGGCCGTTTCGTCGTTGACTGCTACGCCCGCCGACGTATACGCCGCGAGACTGCCATTACTCGGAATGGACCACGGGTCACCGGCGCCCGATGGGGCATAGAAGCGCTTTTCAGCGCGTGAGAAGACTCCCATTACTCATCAACCGCCCAGCCCACAACCAGAATCAGTGCGCCCAGCGCTGCCAGACCGGCCGTGGTACTCCAACGCCACGCGGCATCAACCAGCACAAAGGCGCCGACTAGGCCCAGCATGTTCGCCGCGAGTGAGCGGGATAGCTTGCCCGCTAGCTTTCTCATGGGATCCCCCCTAAAGGTCTGCCCACGAAAAGAACTGGGGCTCCGGTACGGTTTCTGGTTCCTGGCACGCCCGTTCCAACGCCATGACAGCGGAAACGGCAAGGTCAATCTTTCGAGGCGAACCCTTAGCGTCCTTACTCAGGCGCGAGCCGCGCGAATCCGTGCGCAGCACACAGTTCGACAGATGGCGCGCAAGACGCGGGTCGCCGCTATGAGTCAGCGTCTTGTTCATGACGGCCTCGTAATAGCGCTGCGTCGCCGGAACCATGCGGGCGGGGGACTGCGGGAACTCCACAATCGGGAGTCCCTCAGATTCAAGGATTTGGTACGTGCGTGCCCAGCGGAACGGGTCGCAGACAATCTCTCGCACCTGCCAGCGGCGGCATGCCTTACGGATCTCGTCTTCAACGTCGAAGATGGGCACTGACCAGTCTTGCCCGGCGTCCGTCGGTTTCTCCCACGCTGCGACTACGTCAATGTGTGGCTTGGCATCCTCGCCCTGCGGGCAGGTCACCACCACAAGCGCTGTGCTGTCGTTGTTGAACGACCCATCGAAGCCTAGGACCACCTCGGTACCCGGCTCGATGCTCTCAGCGTCGCCAGCGCACTCGTCCCAAGCACCTGCGGGCAGCCAGGCTTGCGCCGTCGACACCCACTGATTCATCCGTTTGGTTCGGTACTCCGCTTCCGGGGTGCGCAGCACGGAGGAATGGAAATCCTCTTCGCTGACAATGTCGTTGAAGCCCGGATTCGCCGCTGCCCATACCGCCGGGTCTTTGTGGTCGGCGCCTTCGGGCGCTCCCCACCACTCAAAGTAGAATGCGGGGTCTACGATTTCGCCCCGAATGATTTTCTCGCCGTATTGGTACATGCCGTAACACAGGCTGTCGCCGCCCGAGCTATCCGACTTCACGCCAGCGGTAGTGATGCCCACCATCATCGGTTCGACACGGGCGCCAGACGCGAGGCTCATGACGTCCCAAAGCTCACGGGTGGGCTGCGCGTGGACCTCATCGGCGATCGTCAGATGCGGGTTTAGTCCCTCTTTGGTGAAGGCTTCCGCCGACAGCACGCGATACACAGACCCGGTCGCCGGTAGCTCGACAGCGTCCCGGTACACGCGGAAACTGTTAGCCATCTCTGGCGCCATCTCAATCATCTTCTTGGCCGTGCCGAAAACGATGCGCGCCTGTTCCTTGTCAGCGGCGATCGAGTAGACCTCACCACCCCGGGGGCCGGACACCAGCCCGAAGATAGCCAAGGCTGCGCCGACAGCGCTCTTGCCGTTCTTACGGGGCATGCCCACGAGCGCTTGCCGGTGCTTGTAACGGCCATCAGGGCGCCGCGCGAGCAACCGGCCGAACAGTTGGCGCTGCCAGTCCCGGAAGACAAGCAACTCGCCGCTGGATCCGCCCACGGAGTCTTTGGTGATCCGTAGGAAACTCTGCGAAAAGTCAACAAAGTCCGCGCCGTCGCCGCGCTCTACAGCGTCAGCCGTGACCGGGGTCAGCAGATAGGGCGTGCTGCCCACCAGGTCACCTCCGGATATCCGTATGTGCTACGCCCCAGCCTTTTTGGCTAGGAAGTCTTCGAACGCGTTTCGCGCCTTCACCTCAGCGAGGCCCATACGCGTGCGATCGGTAGGCGTCAGACCCAGCGCGCTGAATAGCTTCGCAATCTCGGTCTCAATGCTGCTGAGCATGCCGACCAGCGGGTTGGGGTAGGCGTAAGCCTTGTCCGTGAAGAGCACCATTTCGCTGCGCGAGAGTTGCTCTTTCATCTGCGCGCGTCGGTCGACCTTTTCGCAGAGCAATTCAAGGGTGGGTTTGTCGGTCTCAGCGAGCCAAACGGCACCCTCAACGACTCGCCGGTATATCTCAGCGCCGGACGGGCCCAAATGGGCGGGAACATCCGTAGCAACAGGCACCAGCGCTACAGTGTCCGCTAGGGCCGGTAGTGACTGCTTTCCAGGGTTTCCGAGCTTCCGCTTACGCTCTAGTGGCTGCGGGGGAGGGCCGGGCATCTACACGGGCCCCCTTCCTCACGTTGCATGCCAGGTGCGAGCACTGGACGTTGCCAGGCTCGTGGTTTCCGCCTCTCGACAGCGGGATTACGTGGTCAAGGCTCACGCTCATCGGGGCGGGCCAGCACAGCGACCGGTCAACCGGCGCATGGCACAGGCCACAAGTCCACCTGTCACGCTCGAATATCGACTCGCGCGTGAAGACCTCGTACCGGACGCCGAACTTCTCGGCACGACGCTTGTAACCACCTGCACGCGGGCGCCCACGGTCAAGGGCAGTCATCTGACACTTGCGCGAACAGAAGAGCGGACGCCGACCACGCTGGTTAGGTGCGGGCATTAGATACTCAGAGTCACACTCAGCGCACAAGGCCACCGGCTGAACGGTCGACCATTCCTCGAAGCGGCTGATTTGGTCCGCCTCGCGCTTGGCTACTTTCCGTCGCTTTTCGCCTGCGCGGCGCTGGCACCGGTCAGAGCAGTATTTCCGGTGTTTGTGGGCGCTTGGCTGCATAACTACGCCGCAATGCGGGCAATTCTCGCTCAGGCCCCCCACCCCTCTAACCTTCGGAAATGTGCGGAGCCATGGGAGCTGGGTCCCCGCGATGATCTTCGCTGGACTTTTACCCACCCCCCGTCCTCGCATACATATGCAAGGTTGGATGCATGGCCATGCAGTCACAGCGAGGCAGGGAACACACCGCTAAGTTCTACAGAGAGTCACGCTTGCGGGCATTGCAGGCACGGCACAGCACACGCAGGTTGCTGCGCTCATGGGTGCCACCGTGGGCAAGCGGCACGATGTGATCAATGGTCAGATCGTGCGTCCTGTGGTCGGGCACGCCGTAGCCAGGACACCACCCACCGTGCACTGCTCTGTGCTCTGTCACTACCTGCTTAGCCACTGTTCGGTATGCACTGGTGTACCCACGCTGGCTAGCACTACCACGCTGCTGCTCACGCTGGGCCATGTACTTAGCCTGGCATGCGGCACAGCGAGAAGGGTTGGTAGTCAGTCGCCTGCACACCAGACATGGGCGCCGAGCCATGGCTACTGCCACCCTTCCGGTAGCTCCTGTACAGGGTCGGGTACAGCCACAGGGGCGGGCTCCGGGGTGCAGGTGCAGTCAGGCAGCGCAGGACTAGAGGGGCCAGCGCATAGGGCCTGATGGACCAGGGAGCCTAGGTCAGCAGCGATGGCATGTGATCCGCAGGCGTATACGGGCACCGTGGTATTGGTGGCATCCGCCGATTCTCCGCCATGCTGGACAGGAATCGCTGCTAGCTCAGACTCCGTCGGTCGCCGAATCCATCCGACTAAAGCTGAGCTACCGCATGCTCCGCAGGCTGGCATAGCTCACGCTCCAATCAGTCTGGCAAGGTCACCAGGTGCAACGTCGCCCGGAATTCGCCCGGGGAAAAGCTCAACGCCAGCGCGCCGGTAACACTCGTCGACGAGTTGGCTACAAATCATGTGGGAAGTGGTCGCTACATAGCGCTCAAGCCTGCGGCTGTGCAGCAAGCGAGCCTCTGCTATGGCGAGGTAATCCAGGAAACTGTATGGGGTGCCGAGGTACCACTTTGCAGCGGACGTGATTACGGCACGCTGGTTGTCAGTCAGCGGGAATGCCGACCAGGCGACACGCTTCCGGCCGTCCAGAGCCTCGCTCAGCAGCACGCGGGAGGCTCCGCCTGGTTGGGCCTGAATCACTTGGCCATCGCCCACGTAGATGAACGCATGCGTGAAGTAACTACCACTGCCTATGGCGCGCTGGCCAGCGGACACAGCGGCGCCAGTGAGCCCGCCAATGCGGCACAGACCGAAGTCACCAGGCGCGGGGGATTGCGTGCGCATGGCACCTCCGGATATCCGTATGTGGTGTGTCGCGAAAAGCGCTCCGCAGTCAGGGACTAGACCAGGCGTTTCCTGTTTGTGTGGCTGCGAAGCAGTGCGGGTAACAGGATTCGAACCTGTGACTTCCTGGTCCCAAACCAGGCGCCCTAACCAACTGGGCCATACCCACGCGCGCTTGCGCCGTCCGCTGAGAGGGATTCGAACCCCCATGCACTCACGTGCGGCAGGTTCTAAGCCTGCTGTGTCTACCGTTCCACCATCAGCGGGCAACCACTGCGCGGAATCCCCTTTAGCTCAGGGACCCGTCCACGTAGTGGTGCTGTACGGCCCCCGTAGGGACTGCGCTGGCACGGCTGGATTCGAACCAGCAACTTCCGGATTAACAGTCCGGCGCTCTACCGTTGAGCTACACGCCACTGGTAGCAGGCCATTCCGCTACGCGGCACCGCTACTTGGGGGGTGGTGGCATTTCCTGCGCGAACGCAGCCCCTTACCAAATTGGCGACCCGCCCGGACTGCCGCCTTTCACGGCGACGTGCACGCGCCCGGAACGGGAAGATTTAGGGTTACTCGCCGCCCGTTCGGCACGATGACTAGTCGTGCGAAGCAGGGCCGGTTTCACCCAAGGCCACCCGTCATCTCCCGGTCAAGGGCACTTCGGGGTCTGCCTGCGCGCCGCATCCAGGATTTGAACCAAGGACTTCCCCGCACCCATGGGCCCATGGTGGGGGCGCTCTACCAGACTGAGCTAATGCGGCGTAGAGCCCTGGCGCTGCAACCGTGGGAGAGAGGCACGGGAGCACGCAGGGCCGTTCATGGGTCGGGTCCGCAGTCCGCCGTGTCGGTGACCCTTGATGCGCGGGAACAACCGGCCCATACCATATATCTAGCGAGTCGGTTACCAAGCGGGGGAGTGACGAAGTGACGATTCGGAGTGCACTTCGGCAATCCCTATAGGTTTTCTTATGTGATTCTGAGAAGTAGGGGTAAAACGTCACTCCGTCACTTTGGGCAGGTCAGAGGGTATGTGGATCTTGGGCGCTGAAAACAAAACGTCACCGACCCTGCGCGCTGATACGCCACAGGGCGACCCCGGACACTCGCCCGTGATCGCCCTGTGACCTAACGGTGTGACCTGGCTCACTCGCTTTGCAGATACCGCACAGCGCGAACGGCCCGTTTCAACCCTTCGAGCCCGCCCAGCATGCGCACGTGGTCATCGCAGCTCCAGCAGATGCCGTGTCCCTCGACGTGCCCGCCGCAGATGGCGCACTTGTCCTTGCGCATGCCCGCGCGGTAGGCCGCTTGCGCTGCTGCTTTTTCCTCCGCTGGCGTGGCCGCTCTGATGTTGCGCATCACCTCTGCCTTGCGCGCGTTTCGGCCCCGGTCCCAGCACGACATGCACGTCGCCACAGGGGCGTAGGGGGCGAACTCTCTGGTGGGCCTGCACTCGCCACACACGGAGCACTCGACGGGCGGCAGGGACGCGCGGACGGCCTGCGCTGGGTCCTGCGCCCCTGCCTTGCGCTCCGCCCGGTACAGGGTCATGCACGCCCGGCACTGCCCGCTAGTCTCTTTGTGTACGTCGCCGTCGGCGAACTCGCTTCGCGGCTTGTCGTGCTGGCAAATCGTGCAGTGGATCACTTGGCTACCGCTTCCATGTCGTAGTCGCCGAGCATTTCGACCAGGTCTTGGTCATCGCCGCCGGTCGCCCACTCGACTACGAGCCGGGGCCAGCGCTGTTTGGGGTGCAGCGTCACGTGCAGGCCTACGTCGGCCAGCAAACGGCTGCGCGACCCCGGGGAGGCCTCCCACGCTTCGCCTAGCGTCCTGCCAGTGGGCTCTAGCACTTCCCGTACGTCAGGGTCGTGCGCGGCCCTCAGAGCGGCGTACGTGGCTTCCAGTTCCTCGGCCATGGATTCCAGCGACGCGAGCATGAGCGGACCGGCCGTAGCCATGCGCGCTGCCAGCCGTTCCGCTTGCTCTTGCGCCTCTGTCATTTGGTCGGACAGGTCGTTACCGCCTTCGAGTCGCACCACGTATTCAGCGAAGCCACCCCAGTGCGTGAGGAATTCCCTTTCGACGTGCGCGTCTAGCGTCTCGGCATAAATGGTCACGTGTCCGCCGTGGCACTTGTACAGGCGGACGCCCTTCCCGCTGGCTCCGCCGTTCAGCTTGCACCCCTTGTGGCACCACGCCATTCCGTGGCACTGAGGTGAGGCTCCGCGCGGTGCCCGTTCCTCGCCCTTGCCCAGCGCTGCGAGTCGCTCGCGTATGGCCTTGTGCTCAGCGGCGTTGATGATCGGTTCCGCGAATTGCACGGGCGTAACGCCGTCCTCCGCGAGCACCAAGGCGCCCTTGTAGTTGCGCTGCCCGCGAAGCGTGGGGGATTTGAGCAACCGGCGCCAACGGCTGTGGCCGAGCCCGACCATGTGCGCTGTGTTGGTGGCGGACCCGGACCCATCCTCCGCGAGTAGGGCCGCAACCGCCTTACGAATGCGTGCCGCCTGGTCCTGGTCGATTTCGAGATATGCAGCGCCGTCGCGCCGAACGATCCGATATCCGAAGGGTGCAGCGCCGGAAGACCATCGACCTTGCGCGCGACGGGTGGCGTGTCCTTCGCTGATTCGGGCGATGATCATGTCCCGTTCCCATTCGGCCAGCGCTGCGAGCACCGTGGCAATCATCCGCCCGCCCGACGTGGTGGTGTTCACCAGGTTGTCAGTGCTGGCCAGCCGCAGGCCGTGTGCCTCGCCCCACCCGACCAGGCGGAGGAACTCGCTCACGCTGCGCGCGTACCGGTCGAGCTTCCACGCAACGACGACGTCCGGCCGGTCCCGCATGAGCTCCCGCATGCCCTTGCGGTCCTCCAGTGGCTTCGCGCCGGATACGCCAGCGTCTACGTACTCTGTGATGGTGACCTGGTCTAGGTCGAAACCGTTCGCGCCCAGCCAGCGCATACAGGCTGCGCGCTGGGTGTCGACGCTGGCACTGTCGTCGCTGTCTCGGCTCAACCGCAGGTACAGGGCGATGTTCAGGTTTTTCTGGGTCATGTACCCAAGGCTATACCCGTTCACTCGAACAGATCCACCCTTGGGGACATGAGCCTTGGCAGCGTCCCAGCGCGACGGTTTGGGCCTGAAGGTCTGCCATCCGTCCGGCGCCGGGACCAGGTCGGCGCGCCACGCCACCCGGCATTGGTACAGCCACGCTACGGCGCCAGCGGGCTCGCCCCATTCAAGCGGCGCACCGCCCAGTGTACAGAAGCCGCCCATTACCTGGTCACGTATTCCCCAACCGTCCGGGGTCCTTGCAACTACGTATCTGCGATTCATACCCAAGATCATATGGGCCCCGTGACCATGGTGTTACCACTTTTGCCATCCCCCAGGGTGATTCGGTAACGGGCCGGAAATCCGTACTGTCCGGGCATGGGAAAAAGCAAAGACGCGCCCCTCCCGCCGGGCAGCGTTCGGATAACCGGCTGCCTTGGTCGAGACGCCTCGCTTGAGTGCTGGCACGAGACTGCACGGCTGTACACAGTGATGCGCCTGCCATTCCGGGTGGCCATCCGCACGTATGGGTTGGGGTGGTGCTTGTGGCGCGTTCCTGCGCCCCCCTACTAGACACGACAAAGCCTCGATCGGCCGTCAGACCGATCGAGGCTAGAGTCAGACCGTGAGCCCCCGGACACCACACATGTCCGGGGGTTTACTCATGCGCCGAACCTGCTGTCATTGACGGGCGTAGTGAAGTCGGCCCACGGGGATGTGTCGGACCCAACGCGCCGACCAGGGCGCCCCCATAGCGCGACTGGCGTGGGATCGTCGCCGACAAGGGGCGTGAACTCCCACAGCCGGTAGCACCGGTCAAGCCAGCGC